GCCGGATCGGTCTGCCATAACTCGTTGATTTGAAGCACTTCCGCTTCCGTCAGTTGACGCGCGGGCGACATCGCAATAGGGTCATACGGCATCTTTGTATCGGGCGTGAGATTCGCTGCCACGGCAGGAGCCGCAGGCATGGTCACAACCCTATTTTTAAGTTCATTGATGAGCGGAACGGCATTTTGCTGCGCCTTGATAAGCGCTTTGGTAACCTCCGTGCGCGTCTTGCCCCAGTAGCGAAAAGTCTTGGCATTCGGCGGAGCGCCCACCACGACATCGGTGTACCACATTCCTTGACCGTATTTCTTGACGATGGCTTCCGACTCGTCCCACTTGAAAGTGTCGTCTTCCGGCTCGCCGTCTCCCGGAGCGGGAGCACCGGGCTGCTTGCCGAAAAGCAAATCGTCCTTGTTCGCATCCTTCGGCACGGTAGCGACATCGACGCCAACCGTGCTTTTGAAGTCGCGGTCTGCGAAGTTTTCGAGGAAGTCTTTCGGTTTGTCAGCCATTCATTTTCTCCTTATGCCCGATCCTCGGGGAATCGCGGCATTGGTTCCCGGTCCTTCGACGGCAGTTCGCCTTCCAAATCTTCTTCTTCGGGCTGTGCGGCGCGCGCCAGCATCGCGGCCACGGCGTCGGGGTCTTTCAGCCAATCGCCGGTAGTCAGGAGTTGCGAAGCCATCGACTCCCAGAAGTCCGTAACGTACTGCACGGCGATGTGCATGGCCCAAAGCGCTTCCGGTGAAACATTCTTCATCGAAAGATATTTCGCCTGAATGCGGTCGATCTTCGACAGCGCCAATTCCTGAATGTGTTCCCACCCGGGCGTGTTCAGCGTCTCCATGACCTGACGGGCGCGCGTGAACTCGTACAGGATGTCGCGCTCCGCCTGCGTCAAGTCTAGATTTAGCGACTTGATGGCAACGGTGGCGTCGGTGAGTGTGCTCATGCGCCACCTGCGGACGGAGGTTCAGGCTGGTTGGCAACCTGCTGGTCGATATTGAGCCCGGTCATGGCCTGGGTATGCTGGCGCTGGGAGTCAAGCGCGGCTTGCGCGGCTTCGGGAGAAACGTGCTTGGCGAGTTCGCCGATGACTTTCGTTCCGGCTTGCGCGATGCCCTTGCCCTCGATCTGCTCCATCGTCTGTTGATGTTTGCGCTCGCCGAGAGCCATCTGCTGTTTGAACTCGTTCTTCATCGCCTGTTTTTTCTTGTCGTCCTCGGTCATCGGCTGAATGATGGTCTGCCGTCCGGGTGTTTCCGTTACATCAAACCACTGTTGGACTACTTCCGCAACATTTAGTTTCTGGTCGGTATCCTGCAGCCACTCCTGAACCTGTGGAGAAGACAGGAATTGCGTCATCATCGGCAGGCTTTGGGCTCTTTGCTGGCGAGCGCGGATCTTCGCTCCGGCCAGCATCCGGAACTTCAGCCGGGCGTTTTTCACGTCGAGCGCGTCGCCTTTGTACTCTTCGCCGAGTTTCGAAGTGAGAATTTCGTTGATCTGGTCCTCGTCAAGCCAGTTCGAGTTCATCTGGTGGAAGGCTTCGAGCGCGGGGATAAAGTACAGATTGCAAATGAAATCCACGAAATAGCCGATGCGGGCGCCGACGCCGGCCGCGAGAGTATTCACCCCGGCGGAGGTTCGTCCGATCTGTCCTGTGCCTGGCGCGGAACCTTGCGTGACAAACTCATTGGCTCCGGTGCGACGTTGCGAGCGGGCATCGGACTGCGCGACTTCCTCGAAGGCATCGGTAATCGCCGGCGGATACTGGATCATCTGGATGCCCTTTTCATCATCCGAATCGATGATCCCGCCGGGCCGCAACCTTACCTGCTGTGTGGGGGTATTAGCTCCACGCTTACGAATAAACGTGCCTGACAGCCGCAAGGCAAGGTCGTCGAGACGAGAGTTGACGATGCCTTGCTGAAGTCTTTGTTCGCCTCCCAGCAGTTTTGCCACTCCGATTCCGTAGAATGAATCGGGCACATCAATGTAATTGACTGAGAGAAACGGAATGAACCCGAAATCGTTCGCTCCATTTTTGATGACCATCTTTCTGTTCAGGACGACAGTGCATTTATCTTTCGTCCAGTATTCGAGGCACTCAAGCGGCTGGAGGTTCGGATCATGCGAAGGCGTCTGCCAGCGCGGCATGGCCTTGAACTCCATATTGATGTCGAGCGAACTCACCCCGGTATTGAGCACCGAAGACGTCGAGCGGCCTTCGAGCAAACTTCTTTCCGGCTGCTCTTTCGGGGGATAGAACAGTTGAATCAAATCTTCTTTTGGCGGCAGCTTGTCGTAGCCGTGCTTCCCGCGCAACTTCTCCAAATCCTCGAGTGTCGGGTAAGTCCGGTGAATTACGTAGCGCGCGAGGCGAATATCGGGACGGCGAAGCGACGGATCGACGACGACATGCCGGATGTGGATATGCTGGACGCGCGGCATATTGACCAGAACATCTTCGCGGACACGCTTTGCTTTCTTCGAATCCTCTGTCGGCATGAGTATCGGGCCGGCATCGGACTTCTTGACGAGTTGCGGGCCTCCGCGCGTCCAGACAAGTCGGCGGTCCTTATGCTGGTCCCACGACAATTTCCATACCGCGGTGCCGTAGGTCAGGGCTTCCTTGATGCCGATGCGGGTTTCCTCGCGGAATCCCATCTTGTCGAGTTGATAGCCCAGGATGTGCGTCGAGGCGCGGCACGCATCCATCGACGTTTTCGGCATGGGGTCGCACTCGAAGGGCGGATCATCGTTGAACAGCGCGTTCATCACCTGGGGCATGAGGGATTCGACATGCTCCAGAATGAGCGGCATACCGAGCGAACTGCGCGGAACCGAGGAGCCTTCCCAAAACGCTTGTGGCATACGGAAGAGATACAGGCGGTCGTCCTTGTCCCATTCCACACTCATCCCTTTAGCAAGTAAGTAGTACTCTGATAAATTCAAATCCTTCAGGACGAGTTGCAATGCCGGATCATCTTCTGGAATGTTCGGGGTGACGGGTATCTGGCCCGGTTCTATCTCAGTCATCAATCTCGTCTGAGAATTTAGAATCACGGTCAGCTTTCAGGAAAGTTCAGGCGGGCATATTCTCCATGATGCTTCTTTGCAGCCGCGTCGTAGGCGCGCGCTGCTTCCAATGCGGTTAGGAACCTTCCCAAATAAATTCGTTTACCGCCGACATTCACTTGGGCACGGTACTTATGGTAATTAAAATTTACACCTTTGAATCCTGTTCGATTGTTTGCACTTCTTTTTCGGTTCCCTCCATTTTGGCTGACTGTGGCTAGACGCAGATTGCGTCGCTGGCAGTTCAGTTTTATTCCGTCTTTATGGTCGAGACCCTTCACGCCGATGAGAAAATTGTGTAAGTAAGTTCTAGGAAGGGTGGTGCTACGCACATAACCATCCTCCGTCATAAACCAGTTCTTCGTCATAGCAATAGGAAAATCACGATCATCGACAAGCGCGACGAATGGCGAGTTGCGCAGAGGGACTTCTCGCATGGACAGAGGGTACTACGAATCGCTAAAGCTTTGCCAGTGAAAGTGACATCGAGCGTCTCGTACTTCTACGGATGATGCCGCCTTCATCGCGCAGCGCATTCTCGCCGCTCATGCGCGCCCAGGATTGTGCTCGCCGTCTTGCTCGCCGTTGCTGGCGGGAATCTTTCGACTTAAAGCCTTCGACCGCTTCGGGACTGCGCGGGACTGCGCGCCAAGAGTATTTGTTTCTGGTCATCTCATTTCTCCTGAAGGCTCCTGCCTGAACACATCTTCGTCGTCGTGATGCGTCGAGACTTCCAGAATAGTCGCTCCCTCGATGCTCTTGAACCTGTGAGGATGGCCTTTCTGGATGTGCCACTGGTCTCCGGGCGAGAGATGCTTCACCTTGTCGCCGTATTCGAGGGTGACTTCTCCGCGCAGCACGGTGAAGGTTTCGATCTTCTTTTTATGGTAGTGCAGGCTAGACTGGTATCCGGCGCGAATGACGAGATATTTGGCGGCATAGTGCTCGGTCGAGACTATCAATTCCTCGACGCCCCAGACTTTCTGCGTGACAGGGAAATGCGGGCGGGACTCGATGACTTGATGCACTACGGCTTTTTCTCTGGCGTCTTCGGAACAGGCACGAACTCCAGCTTGCCGAGGTCCAGAGTCCATTCTTTCTTGTCCACGCCTTTGTAGGCTTCTTCTTTGGCGGCTTCGAGGTCGGCTTGCGCCTTGGCCCACTCGGACTGAATCTGGTTCATGCGAGCCTGAAGCTGGTTCGCTTCACTTTGAAGTTTAGATTGTTCGAGTTGCGCTTTCAGGATTTTTACCTTGGCGTGTTCGGGAAGCGCGGGAGCTTCGGTGGCAGCGGCGACCGACAGCGCGAGAAAGAAAATAACGAAGAATCGTTTCATTGTCCGTCACAGGCGATAGCGGCGTTTGCCGTCATCGCGGCTTCACGCACTTTGCGCACGGCGGCGGTCTGGTCGGCGGAAACCGGAGAATTGTCCACGATTGTTTTGGCGAGATTGTATGCCGCTTCGCGGATCGCCTGATATTTCGGAAGTTGTTCTGCGCTTGGAGAGTGGTACGTGAACCAGTTGTTCAGTTGCTCGTCTGTAATTGCCATGTTGCCTCCAGGACGGGAATCATATACTCTCTTCATCACGGATGACAAGCAAAAAGAAAATAAGCGAGAAGCGCCGCGAGGCTTCGCGGAGAAACGCGAAACTGGCAGCGGCCGCGCGCTGGAAGAATCATCCGACGCCGGCGGCTGACCTTGCGAGACGTCTTGGCATTTCCCGGCAGGCGGCCTGGCAGCGATTAAGGAGAAATGCGAAGCAGTGAAGATACATCATTTCAATTCAACGCATGGTCGCCAATACGCTTTCTGCCGGGAACCGGGAAAATATCAATGGCACATCTGGTTCGGTTTGCACGTTTGGACGATACAGTTCTCCTGTAAATGCACCGCCTGCAAATTAGCGAGAAGAAGAAAACGATGGGAGAAACTGACCGGACAAAAGGTTACGGACGAGCAGTTACTAGAAGCGGCAAAAAAATTGGGCAATGAGCACGCCGTGAATCAGGCTATCACGCAGGAACGCTACAGAGAGGCGCAAAGGAAGAAAAATGTTTGAAGCGCAAACCTTGAAACTCGTCGAAGGCGAAGTGATGTATCTGACGGGAGCGACGCTGAACGCGATGGCGGCCGTCGAAGGCTGCCACGAACTGCTCGACGCGAAAGGTCTTTTCGTCGAAGACGAGAAATTCTACAAACTTACCGCTGAAGGAATCGAACAGGTGGAATAGTGGCTTTCGTCATCGCCGCCTGCCCTTCTTCGGTTCTTCCTTCTTTTCCGTGCTCTTGCGCTGCTGCTCAGGACAATCCCAAGGGCATTGCGAACAGTTCAAGATTGGCGTCATTCTGTTCTCGCAAATCTTCCTGGCTGTACCCCAACCAATCGTGGGTCAGAAAAATAGGCAACGGCAACGGATCGTTCAAAAGCAGCCAGTAAAAATCTTCCTCGTCCAGCCGGAACCACTCTCCATTGGCGCGTTTGTCGGCAAAACGGCGATGCAGAAGATGTTCTGCCGCCCTTTCTTGTCCAAGAACGCAACGGAAGGCCATGACGATCTCGACTTCGAAAGGAAGTTTCGGAGCGAATTGCTGAACGCGCCACACTACCGACCCGGAAGTGCATCCGATCTTATAAAACCCTACTTCGTGGTTCGCCAAGATATAGACGTGACCCATCCCAGTCATTGCGCCACTCCGTTCGGACATGCCGAGCACCGCCCCATCTTCATAATTCCGTGTGTGCAATAAGGAGAACTTTTCTTCGAGGATTGTTTCTCCACCGCGCGACCGCCGCGGGACGGAACACTGCGTTTAACAACCCCTGGTTTCGAAATTTTTGGCGGCCCCGATAACTCCGATGTCCCCTTGAAATCCGTGTACTGCGGTATCTGTTTCTCCGTGAGCCGCAACTCCGCCTTGATCCACGTCCCCATTGGCACTAGCCCCGCGCGCTTCCGCAACTCCGCGTGTTCGTCGGCCGTTAGAAGTATCGTCAGTCGTTTTTGTGTGGTCATGTGTATTGATTATCACTGATTGTAACCAGTGTCAAGAACTTCTGACCGTAAAACAAACAAAAAACCCTTACAGGTGAGAGCAAGTAAAATAATTGGAGGCGGTGTCGGTCCAGATCCCCGGGGTGCTTTCGGGGAAAAGGAATCCTTTTCTTTTAGATAATCCTTGCGAATCAAACGAGTTAGCTTGTTTTCTCCGGCATCGCGCGGCCGCCGGTCCTACCTGGCACGGTTCATGCGCCGATCGCTCGCCGATTGCATTCCAGTGTAAAACGTGCGTGTCAATTATTCCGCGTGTCTCATATTGTTTTATTATGTAAACCGATTTGTGATGCAAACACA